GAAGTTAAACCTTCTATCAAAGCCTCTATAACATTGGGTAATGCCGAGAAAGCGTATTCGTGGCTTAGAGACAATGGCCATGGCGATTTAATAAAAAACACGCTCACTGCTTCCTTTAATAAAGAAGAGGATGCTAGAGCATCCTCTTTAATGAAAATGTTTGAGGATCAAGGTTACACTTATCAACGTAAAGAAAAAGTGGAGCCTATGACTCTAAAAGCATTTGTATCGGATCAAATAGAACGAGGTAAAGATATACCTATGGATCTATTTTCTATATACATAACTAACAAAACAACAATCAAACAATAAGGAGAAAACATGAGTGACGAACAAGTAAAAAGTGTTGCGAAAAAACAAAACACTGAAGTAGCGACTGTTGATGCAGAGCAGTTCGCAGACATTGGATTTGAAAATATTGGAGCAAACGATATTGCTTTACCATTTTTAAAAATCTTAGGTCAATTATCACCTCAGGTAACTGCTGGTGATTCAAAATACATCCCAGAAGCAAAACCTGGTATGATTTTTAACACAGTAACTAATCAGCTATATGATGGTCAAAAAGGAATTCAAGTAGTTCCTTGCCATTATAAACTTCAATATATTGAATGGAGAGACAGAGGATCAGAAAGATCTAATGCTCCTGTAAATATATATAGTAGTGATTCTAATATTATGTCTGAAACTACTAGAGCAGATGATAATAAAGACAGATTAGATAATGGTAATTATGTAGAGGAGACAGCAAGTCACTTTGTGCTTTTAGTAGCCGATGACATGCCTCAAGAGACTGCATTAATTACTATGAAATCCACTCAAAGAAAAAAATCTAAAAAGTGGAACTCTATGATGATGTCTGTTAAAGCAAAGAAGAAAGACGGAAGCATATATAGACCTGCACCATTTACTCAAGTGTACAATATAAAAACAGTACTGGAGAAAAATAGTTTAGGAGCATGGTATGGATGGGATATTTCTCATACACGTCCAGTTCCTAATGAGGCTGTATTAAAATCAGCACATGAATTCTATCAATCATGCGCAGGTGGAGATGTAAATGTTAAATATGATACAGAAGAAGGAACAGAAAAAGCTCCTTTCTAATGAACTCTAATGTAACAATCTTGGAACAGTTTAAAAACCTGTTCCAAGGCTCACATACATATTATGGTGAATCTAAACCAACGGGTCAAAAGAAACCTAATGGTAAGTCTGAATACAAAAGCTGGATTAAACAAACACCGATCACGGACAACGATTGGAAAGAACACATTGAAGGAACTAGACACATAGGTACCGTTCCTATCAGAGATAATTCTACCTGCGGATGGGGAGTAATAGACGTAGATAGATACAACATAAATCATTTAGAATTAATTAAAATTATACGAGAGAGAAAGTATCCTTTAGTTCCATATAGATCTAAATCTAATGGATTACATTTATTTATTCACTGTAAAGAAGCAGTTCCAGCTAAGTTAATGAGGCAGAAGCTAATTGAGATGGCTAGTGACTTAGGTGTAAGAGACGAAACAACCGACATTTACCCTGCTCAGGATGTAGTAGATTTAACTCCAGATGCTTGGGAAGATAAGAGAAAAGGAAACTTTGTTAACCTTCCCTATCAAAATGCTAAAAGATCCACTCGTATGGCCATGTATGACGATGGAAAGAGCGTTCCTATAGAGGAGTTATTTAAACATGTAGAGAATTTTAAAGTAAGTGAAGAACAATTAACCAAAATTAACGCTGAATCTACTTCGGAGCCAGAGACTAAAGACTATCCTCCATGTGTCTCTCACTTTATGAAGAATAAGGTAAAAGAAGGACAGGGTAGAAATGATGCTATGTTTAACTGTGCCGTATTAGCCAAAAAGATTAATCCAGATCCAGATTACTGGCCAGAATTAGTAAGAGACTTTAATAAAAAAGTTGGTGAGCCCCCGTTAGATCCTAAAGAATTAAATGTATTAATAAAACAGCACACTAAAACCGATTATAACTATAGATGTAATTCTTCTATCGCTAAAATGAATTGCGATGCAAAAAAATGTATCACTAAAAAATTAGGTATTAATCCTAATGAAGCAATGCCTGAAGTAGGTAAGTTAATTAAGTATAATGTGTATCCTGAGCCTTACTGGGTTCTTCCAGTAAATGGAGTAAACATTAAATTAGATAATAAAGAATTATATTCTCAAAGATTATTTGCAGAGAAGCTTCAAGTAGCAGATATAGTATGGAGAAATTTAAAACAAACTAAGCAAAACCCAGATCCATGGTCTGATTTTAAAGATGAGTTAATTAAAAATAAAATTGATATGGAAGGATATGATGCCATGGCAGATCAAGATGATTTGTTTAATTCTAAAATGGTTCAGTTTTTTGAAGATTGTGAAGTACACGATGAGTTTGATCAAATAGACAATGGTTATATCTGGATAGATAATCCAGATCCATCTAAATCGTCTGAACTAAGATTTAAGATACAGTCTTTTCAAAGATTTATGAAAAAAATGGGTAGTAACTGGAATAATAGAGAGTGTACTAATTTCTTACAAGTAGGAGGAGCGGAACCTAAAAAGAAACATGCTAACATACAGACCAGACATTGGAGAAGTCCTATGCCTAAATTACCTGAATATAAAAGGAAAGAAGTAAAACATGATAAATCAAAAGCTCCATGGCAAGACAATTAAAGTATTTGGTCCTCCTGGAACTGGAAAGACCTATCAGTTACTAAGAAGAGTAAAATGGTTTATTAAGAATGGCATCCATCCCTCTGAGATAGCTTATTTTAGTTTTACTAATAAAGCCGTAGATGAGACGGTAACAAGATTAAAGATAGCACTACCTGATTTAACCGAAGACGATTTTCCTTATTTTAGCACTATTCACAGTTTTGCTAGGAGACAATTCTCTCAGATCCCTGTTCTAGATCCTACAGAAGACATGATCCAGTTTCATTCGGATTATGGAACTATAAAAATTAATGCTCAAAAAGGATTTGAAGACCAGAAGGTATTTAATAATTGGTCATTACAGATATACGACCGAGCACGGAACACGAAACAAGACCCTATGAAAGCCTATCAGCAGCAAGATAGGAAAGAAGTACGAAAGTCTCAGTTTCAATCTATTATAGCTGCTTATGAAAATTTTAAAATGATAGAGACTTCTCCAGGAGTTAGAGAAAAAGATAAATTAGATTTTACAGATATGATACAAAAATTTATTGAAGAGGGAGTGGCTCCTAAATTGAAAGTGTTAATGGTAGATGAGTCTCAAGATCTAACTCCACTACAATGGGATTTGATTATGAAATTAGCAGACAACTCTGATAGAATTTATTTAGCAGGAGATGATGATCAAGCAATCTATGAATGGAATGGTGCAGATGCAGATTTCTTTATACATTTTCCAGGTAAGGTAAAAGTATTAAATCAATCTAGAAGAATACCAGACAGAGTTCATTTTTTCTCTCAGTTGTTATTGGCTCCAGCAAAAGGTTTTAGGCAAGAAAAACAATTTAATCCAAGAAAAGAAGAAGGATCTATTCAAACTTATTCTAGTTTAAGGCATGTAGATTTTAATCAACCAGGTAGCTTTATGGTATTATCTAGGATCAGGTCTATTAAAGAAGAGGTAGAGCAAGATTTGTATGAAAAAGGAGTATATTTTCAAGATGTACAAGGACGAAAATCATTTAGAATAGAGCAATGGCAAGCTATTAAAGCTTGGAACCATTTAATGGAAGGTGGCTCTGTTAGTAGAGAGGAAGCTTGTATTGCGTACCACTACATACAAAACATTGACCACGGATACCGAAGCTCAGATAGTATTAAATGGAGCTTTGCTCACCCTAATCAAGTATTTAATTACGAAGAATTACGTTTAAGAGCAGGATTAAGAGAAGCTAAAGGACATTGGATAGATGCTTTTAAGATAAGATTTAAAGATAGAGAGAAACAATATTTAATAAGATTATTAGATAATAATGTTAACTTAAACGAATCAGCTAAAATTACCGTAGACACTATCCATGCAGTTAAAGGAGGAGAGGCGGATCATGTAGTTCTGTTAAGTAAATCTAATTGGCCTGCTCATTACGAAAACAAGAATTTACAAGATAAAATAAAGGAATTAAGAGTTTGGTACACAGGAGTTACTAGAGCAAAAAAAGCTTTACATTTGATCAATACTGACCATAAATACCATTTCCCTCTGGGTAAATTTTATAATAACTATAAGGCGAACTATGACAAATAAATCAGAAATGGAACGTGCCTTTCCTAAAACAAGACAAGAAGGAGGAGACCATTACTCTAAACATAAAATTCAACCTTACACATTTATACAAACTAACGAATTATCTTTCTTTCAAGGCAACGTAATTAAATATGTAGTGAGATATAAAGATAAAAACGGAGTAGAGGATTTAAAAAAGATTATTCATTACTGCGAGTTAGAAATAGAAAATATGAAGAAATAATGAGCATACCTAAAGTAACTTCATTAGAAAACGATAAACTATACTATAAGGAGAATAAATAATGGCACACAATCTTAACTTTGTATTTCAAGAAGCTGATTGGGTATGCCCATCAGAGTACCCAGATCTATCTCACGCAGATGCAATAGCAATTGACTTAGAAACAAAGGATCCTAACTTAAAGAAATTAGGACCTGGTTGGCCTAGATTTGATGGAGGCATTGTAGGTTTTGCCATAGCTACTGCTGGCCAGCAATATTATTTTCCTATTCATCATGATGCAGGCGGTAATATGGACGAAGGAGTTACTGTAGCATACATACAAGATTTATTAAAATTACCTTGTACTAAAATATTTCACAATGCTTCTTATGATGTAGGTTGGTTAAAAATAAATGGTTTTGAAATTAACGGTAAGATCATTGATACTATGGTAGCCGCTGCGGTAGTAAACGAGAATAGGTACTCTTACTCATTAAATGCTTTAGGCTTTGATTTATTAGGAGAAATTAAATCAGAAGCTTTTTTAAAAGATAAGGCAAAAGAATGGGGATTAGATCCTAAAGCAGATCTCTGGAGAATGCCTGCTGGTTTTGTAGGACACTATGCAGAGCAAGATGCTGCATTAACCTATAAGCTTTGGGAATATTTAAAACCAGTTATCATTAAAGAAAACTTACAGGATGTTTTTGATATGGAAATGGAGCTACTACCTATTCTTATTGAAATGAGAATGACAGGAATAAGAGTAGATTTTGATAAAATCAAAGTTCTCAAAAAAGAATTTATCCTAGACGAAAATAAAATCTTAAAAGAATTAAGAGAATTAACTGGTATGAGTGTAGACATTTGGGCAAATAGATCAGTAGCAAAAGCCTTTGATCATTTAGGAGTAGATTATCCATTGTCTGAGAAAGCAAAAGAGCCTAGCTTTACTTCTAATTGGTTACAGAACTGTGAACATAGAATTGCTAAATTAGTAAGAGATGCAAGAGAAGTAAATAAATTTCATTCTACTTTTTTAGATGCTATTGATAGGTATGCTTTTAAAGGAAGAATTCATTCTGAAATACATCAACTAAGATCAGATGGTGGAGGAACGGTGTCGGGTAGATTAAGTTACTCTAATATGAATTTACAACAAATACCTTCTAAGAATAAAGATTATGGAAATAAGATAAGAAGTTTATTCTTACCTGAAGAAGGAAGACAGTGGGGTTCTTTTGATTACTCTCAGCAAGAACCACGGCTCGTGGCTCACTATGCAGCATCTATTGATTCTGGCCTTACTTCTGGAGCAGAAGATTTTATTAAAGCTTATCAAAATGAACAAGCTGATTTTCACCAGTTGGTAGCAGATATGGCAGGGATACCAAGATCCGCTGCTAAGACTATTAACTTAGGTATCTTTTATGGAATGGGTAAAAATAAACTATCTAAAGAATTAGGTATTTCTAAAGTGGAGGCAGAGCAATTACTTCAAAGGTACGACAGTAGAGTTCCCTTTGTTAAAAAGTTAGCGAATGAAGTTATGAGTTCAGCTAATAAATTTGGATATATTAGGACTATTGGAGGACGTAAGTGTAGATTTGATATGTGGGAGCCATCTACCTTCGGAATGCATAAATCTATGAAGTATGAAGAAGCTAAGGCTCATTATGGTAATAATATAAAGAGAGCAGGTACCTATAAGGCTTTAAATAGGCTTATACAAGGATCCGCTGCAGATCAATCAAAAAGAGCTATGATAGATTGCTATAATGCTGGTTATAGACCATTATTACAGATACATGATGAATTATGTTTTTCTATTAACGAAGAAACAGATATTAAAAAAATATCTAATTTAATGGAAAACTGTATTGAAGGACTTAAAGTTCCTTTTACAGTGGACGTAGCATTAGGAAGAAGTTGGGGAGAAGCAAAAGAATGAACTGTTGGCACTGTGAAGAAGAATTAATATGGGGAGGAGACGAGGATATTGAAGATGCACAAGATGAATTTTCTATGGTTACTAATCTATCCTGTCCTAATTGTAATTCATTTGTAGAAGTATATTACCC